CCTCGATCAAGCCTCAGACGTCGAGGGACGTCTCTGGTAGGGATCGAACTACGACCTGTACGCTCGAGAGAGCATACAGACTCAAGAACATGATTCCAATCATGATAACCCTTAGTAACAGGGTCACCCTTGAGCCTCCACACAGTGTTGGTATACCATTGTATATCGCGATGCCAATAGGCATCACGAAACGCATTGGAAGCCAACGGAGTCCATTCAGCAATGCCTCCATGATTAAGGTTGTTCGTTAAGAACAATTCTCGACCATAGACGCCTCGCATCCTGGACCGTAGCGTGGAATACGCAGTAAGTGCGGCCTCCTCGTACCCAGCAACGCGTAAACGCATAGCTAGATCCGAGAGAGACTGCATTCCCTCTAAGTGCTCGGCATCAAGCGTAGTCTTCCATCGAACTGGAGTAACATCAACGCCGTTAAAAGCGTCGACGCCACACGATTCGCGGAAGGCCCCTCGCCAAAAGGATTTTGTCCTATTGACGAGCAAGCCAAAGCTCTCGAGATCGTTTATAACGGTCTCGGCGAACTCTGACTTGACTATGATGTCATCACCGAACACGAAAACAGCACCGGGTTGATGAAACCCATGGTGCTGCAATGATGCAACACATATGCTCCAGAAAACTAAACTCTGTACAGGAAACGTTGTTGCGTTCCCCATAGGAGCGTAGCAGTACAGTTGTCCCCGCAAGTTGGTTAAACCAGCTAGTTTAGGGATCCTGAATTCTTGAGCACGACAGCACCCGAACCACTTATACTTCCTCCCAAAGAGGATCTGTACGAGAGGTTCGGAAATGCGATCAGACGCCTCTTTCATGTCCAACGTAGCATAACGCCGCGTTAGACTAGATCGAAGCGCAATCGCACCATTAACGGACTGATCATCGAACCGGATCCGGCCTCGCGGCCAGGGTCCGTAGCTCGATCTGTGGGACGTGATTGCACGCTCCAGCTCACGACGCAAGCCCTGTTGAAGCCAAATAGCCTCTGCAGGGTGAACGCATATCAGCCTAGGCCCTCTGCTGTCTTTCGGGACAGCAATAAGCTTAGCTGAAATTACGTTCTGCTCCTCAGCGCCATCCCAATGTGATAGGTGATCTTTGTTATAATACAAAGAAAACCAATCGCTGAACGGATATAGATACTCCATAGTGGAGTACCTATGCAACCACCTCGACTTCGAGGTAGTTACCGCTCCGGGCCCATGAGAAGGGATAATACCTTTCTCACGAAACCGGTATAGGACGGACTGACAGTGTCGGCGAGCGCTGTCAAGCAAATACGGACTAGTTCCCGCGAGGGAACCCCCGTACTTGCCAACAGCCTGATTAGTTTCAAGGAAACCTTGGAACGTTTTCTCCGTTGTTTTGTTGTCATGTGTTACATAGGCTTTGTAGCAGAACAGAAGAAGCTGCCGCAACAGACGCATTTGTTTCGCATCCACCAAGGATGCGAGTGCGATCCGCTGCAGCCACCCCGGGAAACCGCTCAAATCGGGCTTGCGCCCAGTTTCGACGGACTCCAGGATTAACTTCTCTAGCTTCGGCGCCTCTATGAGACACCATTGCAGCCCTTCATAAGATCCTCGTATTTCAGAGAATCCAGATTGAGAAGCTACATCTGCTAGCAGGCTTACATATGTATGTTCTATAACGTGCATATTAGGAAGTACCATTCAAGACCTGACTGTTAAGATTCAACGGAAACAGAGGCGCCCTAAAGCGCTTTACTTCTCGTTGTTCAATACTGCGGCGATGAAATCCGTATCAGCAACAAGCGCCTTAAAGGTAGCGACGATATTCGTCACTTGCCCTGAAGTCGCAGTTGAAGGAACGGCCAGAACGAAATAGGCTTGAGTTACAATACTCACGCCATTTGCGTCAACATCCACTCGCTCAACGCGCCCCGTATATCGACTACCATCCACTTTGGTGGTGGCATCCGTATACGGCTGCGATTTGATAATCAACCTATCCGGGGTATTAATACCCCGAGCGGTCGATTGGCGAAGGGACTCGTCCTTATTATCATAAGCCTTTTTGAAGGCAATGGTATTGAATGTCAGATCTGATATCATGGTACTTTTTATTGTTTAGTTGACGGACTGGATACAGGACTCAGGTGTTAAGTGAGTACTGGTTAGCACAACGTTCTTTAAACGCGGCTACCTTAGCCAATGCGGACTCAATATCCTTACGGATACCAAGCGTCTCACGGGCTACGTATCGCGTTTCAGAACGACTATCTAACACACTGCACTCGTCCAAAAGGACTAGTACAGCAGCGAGACGATCATCAACCGTTGGGCTTATCAGCGTAAAAGCTGCGTCAGCTGCAATGGCAATGGATGCTAACTTGTTATTTTGTTTAGGCATAATACCTTTCAATCTAACACTATCAACGCTTCGAACGCAGTCTATTTAATTGCTGCATTATCAAGGCGGCAGAGATGCCAGCTTGATTTTTTCCGAAGCGTGGCAACCAACGCGGGAAATTTCCCGATTGATTAGCCATAGATCTCTCGTAGTACTTCCACTCTAACTCACCACATCGAGAGGTGAACGTAGTAGACGTGCCATCACACGGACTTTTGTGCGTGCGAAACACATCTGCTGCCACCTCGTAGCTAAGCGAGCGCGAAAAACTGATAACCTTATAGGGCTCAAAGCCCAAAAGTTTATCAATCGAACGCGCAAGCCCGCGAAGATCCACAAACCAGTCAACGACAAAGGAGAAAGGAACTAACTCCCAAGCCAGCTGAGTCGGAGATGTCGCGAACCTAGATAGTACGAAACTAAGGTTAGTTAAAACCTCACTCAAGTACACATTAGGCTTCACTACCAATACGTAACGCACAGTTGGGGCCGAGATTACTCGAC